TTCTTTCTGCTAAAGATAAGAATCATTTTGGTATATTAGATCATATATTTATAGCAGACGCAATTTGTGACCAACTAAAAAATAGATTTGGAATTGAATAGCAAAAATCCCAACTAGAGGCGGATCTAGCTGGGACCTGCTGCACTTACGTGCTTAGTTCTAGGAGCTAAGCTCGACTAGCACTAATTCTTTTAATTATTTTTTTTATTAAATTTTCTTTTTTGTTACTGCATACAATGCATTGTGCATCTTTTGGACATTTGTGATGACTATGGTCATATGGGAAATATGGACCATACATTCGTCTTGCAAAATGTCTTGGCATAAAATAATTATATCACTTATTCAGTTTGAAGTAAATTATTTTCTTCTAGCTTATCATATACCGCAGCCATGTAATAAATCATTCCAGCATGAGCATCATTTATTGCCTTATCAACATCTTCTTCTGACATTCCGCTCATTGAAGCCATGTATCTATTTGTGCTTTCAAACACTTTTACCATAAGCTGTACGACAGACTCTTTATCTTTATTCATTTTCTTCTTCCGCTCTAAAAGCTGGGGAGGGACCCAGCAAAAAACCCTCTTTGTGATATTCTACCATTTTAGATATTTGAAGTCTAGAGTCATCATCTTTTGCTAAAAGATTTGCAACCATTGTTAGCATGTCGTAAACTCTATGCAACATTATGTAATTTACCATAGGTAAATTATCTTCTAAGTTATCAGACTTCTGATTGGTCATTTTTATTTTTCATGTCCTCTAATATTTCATCTATTGTATTTAGTCCACGAGTTTTTGCATTTTCCAAATAATCTTTTACTATTAGCAAAGCTCTTTCAGCAAGCAATAAACCAGGCATATGGACACAAGGTATATTTTTTGCAACCTTGGCCCTTAACTCTTCGTCAAATTCATTTTTTAGTGGCATTTATTAAACTTTCCATGTTTTTATATAGGTGAATTCCAATATACTTTTTATAATCGCAAGAAAGGCAATACAAGAATATTTTTTCTTCCGAGTCTTCGTTAGCAAAAAGAAGGCCTTGATCCAGTGGACAATCCATTCCTGGAACAAGACCCTCTTTTGCAAGAGCTAAATATCTAGACACTACTTGTATCTTAATACTTATCTCCTAACTACTTTGGAAATTGAATCATCAATTTCTTTGCTTTTGGTATAGAATTTGGCCACGACGACCAATCTACTCCGCCTTTAGTCATATAGTACGTTATCTCTGCGTTTATGACTGGATCAAATAAAAGTACATTTGACCTCAATTCGAATTTCTCTTTACGATCTGTGCCAAGAGTTCCCAGCATATTGATCTGAAAAATTCCGTAGGAACTGTCTCCAGTATTCCTGTTGCCATTGTATGCCATAGGGCGTCCGTTAGACTCCGCTTTAGCAATGGCCCACGCCATTTTAAGGGCGCTTCCTTCAAAACCAACAGATTTTAAAAGTTTTACCAACTCTTTATCTGTTAACATTTCCGAAGGTTTGTATACAGTATTGCTGAATTTTTCCAGCGTTTCTCTTTTCAGTTGTGCTTCTGTTTTAGTTTCAACCTTTGCAGGTAGAGCTTCGGCTGGCGGAACATTAATAACTGGCGTACCAGAAAATAAAAACATTAAACCAACCGCTATTGCAACATAATGATGTATAACATCACTAAGTTTTTCTTTCATATTCTCCATTGGCATTTCCTCCATTAGAGATAACGGACTATAATAATAACATTGTTTTATAGTACATGTCAAGTTAGTCGACTACAATTTTAAATTGTAGTTAACTAATAAAGTTATAATCATTTATGTTTATTAAGCATAAAAATGCTTCCCTTCTATAAAATTTTTTGGTAGAATTGGTATCTCAATTAAATTTTATTAACCGCAAGGCGGAGAAAAGGTGTTATATGTCATATTTAGAATCATTTAAGCTATCCTCAGATTACTTTGAAGAAAAGCCTATGCAGTTTGTAGAAGAGAGTCCATTTTCTTATATTATAAAAAATCCCTATGAAAACTTTATAGCTATATCAAGATACGCTAGATGGATACCTTCTGAATCACGTCGTGAAACATGGAAAGAATCAGTAGATAGATATTTTTCTTTTATGTTAAATCATTTAAAGGAAAAGTTTGATTATATTCCAGACCCTATAGTTTTATCAAATCTTAAAGATGCAGTATACTCAAGAAACGTTATGCCTTCAATGAGAGCAGTTATGACTTCTGGGCCAGCGTTGGAAAGAGATAATGCCGCAGGATACAACTGTTCATATTTGCCAGTAGATAGCATAAGGTCTTTTGATGAAACAATGTACATCCTTATGTGCGGAGCTGGAGTTGGATTCTCTGTTGAATATAAATACATTAATCAACTTCCCTCAGTTCCAGAATCTTTAGAAAAAATAAATGATGTAATTGTGGTAGAAGATTCCAAAACTGGATGGGCAAGTGCGTATAGATCTCTTTTAGAAAATTTATGGGACGGGAAAATTCCATCTATAGACATATCTAATGTTAGGCCAGCAGGAGCAAGACTTAAGACAATGGGAGGCAGATCTTCTGGGCCACAGCCTTTAGTTAACCTATTTGACTTTACTATTAAGATTTTTAAAAATGCTCTCGGAAGACAGCTAAAGCCAATAGAGTGTCATGACATAATGTGTAAAATTGGTGAGGTTGTAGTTGTTGGCGGAGTTAGAAGATCTGCTATGATATCTTTATCAAACATTAATGACATTGAAATGGCTCATGCAAAATCAGGAAATTGGTGGGAAAACAATTCTCAAAGAGCACTATCTAATAATTCAGTTGCTTATTCAAGAAAACCACCGATGGAACAATTTATTACGGAGTGGAAAAATTTATATGATTCAAAATCAGGTGAGCGTGGCATATACAATGTTGCAGCAGCTCAAAAGCAAGCAGCGTTATACGGAAGAGATCCAGAAATTCACTACGGAACTAACCCCTGCTCAGAAATTATCCTTAGACCTTATCAATTTTGTAATTTGTCCGAAGTTGTAATTCGTGAAGATGACAACGAAGAAACTGTTTCAAGAAAGGTACAGTTGGCATCCATTCTTGGCACATGGCAATCAACTCTTACAGACTTCCAATACCTAAGAGATATTTGGAAGCAAAATACAGAAGAAGAAAGACTTCTTGGAGTATCTTTAACTGGACAGTTTGGAAATGCAATTTTTTCAGGTAAGTCTAGAAATGCAAATGAATTTAATTGTGGAAAAGGATGTCTAGATCTCTGTAACAACGAAGAACACATTAAAGAAGATAATTATACAAGACTTGAGCACATGTTACAAAGACTAAGATCTAGAGCTAGAGAAGCTAATCAAATAGAAGCAAAGTCAATAGGTATTAATCCTTCTGCAGCTGTAACTTGCGTAAAGCCATCAGGAACAGTTTCTCAATTGACTGGAGTTTCTTCTGGCATGCACCCATGGCATTCAGAATATTATGTAAGAACTGTTCGTGGAGACAAAAAAGATCCTTTATCTAATTTCTTAAAAGACATAGGCATACCTTGTGAAGATGATTTTATGAATCCAAATAGTACTTATGTTTTTTCTTTTCCAGTTAAAGCTCCAGAAGAAGCAACTTTTAGAAAAGACTTGACAGCAATACAGCATCTAGAGTTATGGCTTTTGTACCAACGTGCCTGGTGTGAACATAAACCATCAATTACTGTGTCAGTACATGAAGATGAATGGATGGCAGTAGGCTCCTGGGTTTGGGAACACTTTGACGAAGTTTCAGGTATTTCATTTTTACCATATTCTGATCATTCATATAAGCAAGCTCCGTATCAAGAGGTTTCTAGAGAAGAGTATGATGAATTAGTTTTAAAGATGCCAAACAAAATTCGTTGGGATGACTTATCTTTTTATGAAACAGAAGACGGAACACTTGGCTCACAAACATTAGCATGCTCCTCAGATGGAAATTGCGAACTTGTAGATATTACCGCTTAGGGGTATAATTAATATTGGGTTAGCGCCCAAAATTCCTGGGTACAAGACCCAGAAATAAGGAGGTCTTTAATGAAAGAAGATCTTAATAATGATGGAAAGGTAACAATGCAAGAAAAAATTCTAGCAGCGTTAGCAAGCTATGGTCGTCACTTTTTAGGTGCCGCCATTGCACTATACATGACTGGTAATACAGACCCAGGAGATTTAATTAAGGGTGGTATAGCAGCATGCTTGCCAGTTATTTTAAAGGCATTAAATCCAAACGAACCAAGCTTTGGATTTACAAAGAAAGCATAATTTAATAGTTGATTAGGATTGCTCCTATGCTAAAATAAAGCATGGGAGTTTTCCTATTTTAGGGGTATTTTAATGGCTGCACAAAAAAATTTTGAAGTAGACCAAAACGCTACTTTTAACTTTGAGGTTCAATATCTTGATGAAGATGAGAGCCCTATACAGTTACATTTTCATACCGCAAAAATGCAAGTAAGAGATACACAGGGTGGAAAAAAAGTAGCTTTCACATTAACAGAGTCTGATGGAATAACAATTAGCCCTACAGAAGGAAAACTTTCAGTTTCTATATCAGCAGACAGAACAAATAAATTATTTTACCCAAAATCAGCATATGATTTAGTTTTAATTGATCCAAGTGTAAATAAGACAAGACTTTTAGAAGGATATATGACTTTAAATAGAGCGGTGACAATTTAATGGGAACTAGATTAATAGTAACCGAAGACAATCCATTAGTAGTTGTTAGAGCGTCTGGTGCTCCAGGCAGAACTATTATTAGTGGAGAAGGAAACCCCTCCAATATGCTGGGGGTTCCTGGAGACTTTTATTTTGATAAAAATACCACTAGGTTTTGGGGGCCTAAAGATTCTTCTACAAACACTTGGAATATATCCAGTAGCTTTATTTTAGACAAACAAATATCATTGACAGCCTCATGGGAAATGGCTCAATTAGTGTTAGATGGGGATGTTTATAAAATAGCAATATCTCATAATCTAGGCTTTCACCCAAACGTAACAGTTAAGTCTAGCTCTGGAGACATATTAGAAACAGGAATAGACTATAATAGTCTTAATACAATTACACTGATAATGGCACAGCCGTTTTCAGGGACAGCACATCTGTCTTAAAGGGAGTGAAAAATGGCAAGAAAATTTTTGGTTAGCATTGACCTAAATAAGAACGAACTACTCAATGCCAGAATCCAGAACTTAGGAACCGCACCAAGCAATCCAGTTACTGGTCAAATTTATTACAATTCAAACGATAATCTTTTATATTTTTGGAATGGAGCAGAATGGCTAACAGCCTCTGGTGATTTTGGAGATAGTAATTATACAACTAGAATAAAATTTGGAGATTCTGTAAGTCATGGATCTTCTCCTTATGTTGCACATGCTGATCACAAGCATGATGTTGCCGATATTCTTGGTACAACAAATCAAATTACTGTTACAAAAGCTGTAAATGGAGATGCAACCCTTTCTCTTCCATCACAACTTAATGTTACAAACATAGACGCTGCTACATTAGATACAACTGGTAATGTAGATATTGGCGGAACTTTAGAAGTTACAGGTGGAACTACATTAAGTGGTTCTGCAAACTTAAATAGTACATTACATGTTGATGGCGCAACAGAATTACAGTCAACATTAGATGTTGATGGCGCAACAACATTAAATAATACACTTACAGTTTCTGGCAATACATTATTAAATGGCAATGTTGATGTAGCGTCAGGCACTTTAGACGTTGGCGGAGCCGTAAAGTTTGATTCTACTTTAGAAGTAGACGGATCATCACAGTTTGATGGTGCCGTAACAGCAAATTCTACTTCTACTGTTAATGGAGTATTCACAGCTAATTCAACATCAACATTTAATGATGATGTTCAAATAAATGGAAACTTAGATTTAAATGGGAACTCAGATGTTTCTGGAACATTAGATGTTGCAGGAGCAGCAGACTTTGCAAACACATTAGACGTAACTGGTGCAGCCACATTCAATTCGTCTATTGTTGTTGACGGCACTGCCACATTTAATGGTGAAGTTACTGCAGTATCCAATCTTGAGGTAACAGGATCTACTGACTTAAATGGTGGATTAGACGTTACTGGAGATACAACAATAGGTGGAAACCTACAGGTTAATGGAAGCTTGAATGTAACAGGCTCTATCAATTCTGTAAATACTACTCAAGTTAATATATCAGATAATGTAATTAATTTGAATAGCGACATGCCACACACTCAGGCTCCCTCTGTAGATGCAGGCATAAAGGTTCATAGAGGCACAGAAAACGATGTACAGATCCTTTGGAACGAAACATCTGATCAGTGGACATTATCAAATGATGGAACAAACTATCATGAGATAACAAGAAAATATAAAGAAACACTTAGCACATCAGCTACAACATATACAGTAACACACAACCTCGGCACAAAAGATGTTGTTGTTCAAATTTATGAGGTTGCTTCTCCATATGCCCAAATAGAAGCAGATGTTGAACATACTTCAACATCGGCGGTAACTATTAAATTTGCTGTAGCGCCTTCAGCTGGAGAGTATAGAGTAGTAGTAATCGGATAGGGGTTTAATAGTGGCTCGTAAATTTAAATCATTATTAAACCTACTAACATTACAAGAAGATCCTGTATCTGGTAATGCTGGCGATGTATTTTTTAATACAAACGAAAAAGCATTAAAGATACATAATGGAATTGATTGGGTTATACTTTCACAAAATACTGATCCGTCGCCATTTTATATGCACACTCATAGTTATGACGGAGATGTACATACAGTTAATCTACAAGACACAATAACTTTCACAGAAATTAATAATAATCAGTCTGTTAACGAAACAATTCCTGCTATAATTGGATTTGATGGCGGAGAACCAAATTCAATATATAGTGATCCAAATTTCGCAGATTTGACATTACTAGACGGAGGCGAAATTGGCAACTAATTTTCCAGAAAATTTAGATAACTTTACAAATCCACAAAACACAGATTCAATGGCTGGACACGCAGCACTACACGGAAATGTAAATGATGCACTTGAAGCCATACAAGCAAAAGTTGGTATAGACGGATCAAACAATCCAAGTTCATTAGACTATAAAATATCAACCATAGAGTCTCAGTTGCTTGATTTAGATAATCAATCTGACACTACATTGCAGCTTTTAGGCCTTGACGGAAATAATGACCTTACAATAACTGGTATAGAAAATAAGACTGCTATAGACAGTTGGTCCGCAAGCCTTTACAGAACAATTAAATACAGTGTACAAATAACAAAGGGTAGCGAATATGTTAGTTCTGACTACCTGCTATTAAATGATGGAGCTGACATCAATGTATCAGAATCCAACATCATATCAAATACTTCAAATGATTTAGCTAATATCACATTTGAAGTAAATTCAGGTATAATTAGTTTATGCGTAACCCCCACAACTTCGGCTGTCACAGCCAGATTTGTGCGGACTGCGCTTAAAGCTTAAATAAGGGGGTTGTCAGAGTGGCAACAGTAAATAAAAATTTTAGAGTAAAGAATGGCCTGGTAGTTGAAGGAAGTACCGCTACCGTAAATGGC